ATGGGCGGAAACTCACGCTCGAAGACATCACCCGACCGCGACGCCAACAACGAGACGAGGAGACGAAAAATGTCGACGGAGTTTTTCCCAGGCCAACGTCGGAAGATCGAGCTCGCCGACTGGCAACCGCTCAGGAATGAACAGGACGAGAAGCGGATCCGCTTCGACCTCCTGATGCCGCTCACCGGACAAAGCTATAAATCGATGCCGAGCTTCCTCGCTCCGTCTTTCGAGAAGATGGAGCTCGAAGGATCGGCAATCAAAGACACCGAGCTGCTCACCCAGATCGAGGACGTGACGCTCGAGCTGTACGCGACCGATCAGAGCGGTCCCCTCGAGGTCGAGTGGGGGATCGGGCTCGATGAAGCGGAAGCGGAAGCGCGCGATCGAAAGCGAAAGCTCCTGCTCACCCGATGTACTCTCCGAAATTTCAAAGTCCTCCGCGTGAAGCGCGGCGAGGATTCGATCGTCGCCTCGAAGTTCTCCGTCACGACGCGATCGACGCGCGGGCTCGCGGCGTGGGCCCACGATTACAACGGCAAAACGGTTTGGTGCGAGTTCTCGATCGACTCCTCGCCTGGTCAAACCACGATCGCCCAGGTCCCGCTCCCCCTGAAAGGATCCGAGCTCGTCGCCGAGCCGAAGTCGTTCGAGGAGCGCGAGCGGTGTCCCGTCGAGTTTTGCGTCGGCGATCTAAATCACGCCGGCGATCACGAGGACGCGCTCGGGACAAAGATCAACGTCATCGTGATCGGCAAGAAAGCGAAGGTGGTCCAATGAACGCCGCGGAGCTCGATAAACGTCGCGCCGGCGCGATCGCCGGAGTTCTCAACTCTCCCGATGTCGCTCGCCGGCTCGCGGCCGAGTGCGCGAAGATCGAGGCGCTCTTCCTGATCGCCGAGCAGCTCGCCGAGCTGAATCAGCGACTCGACAAACTATCGTCCGCGGACGGAAAACTTCTCGACGTCCGGACGCGTGGGACGGAATTATGACCGGCCGCGCGGAACTACCAGATCCAGTCCTCGAGGAGTTCGGCCGCTTCCTCGTCGTCCGCGATGACAAGCTCGCCGGCGGATCGAAGATGCGCTATGTCCTCCCCCTGGTGAGCAGCTCGCCGGCGAATGAGTTCGTGTACGCTTCGCCGGCGTTCGGTTACGCACAGATCGCGCTCGCGCACTGTTGCGCGATGGTCGGCAAGCGGGCAACGATCTTCACGGCGCAACGGAAAGTGCTTCACCCGCGGACGCGAAGAGCTCAGGACGCCGGCGCGAAGATCGTCTCGGTCCCGAACGGCTATCTCGCCGTTGTTCAAGCTCGAGCGCGGGAATATGCGAACGAGTCGGGAGCTGTACTCGTCCCCCACGGCGTTGCGGATCATTCCGCGATCGCTGCTTTCACTCGGATCGTCGCCGCGATCCCGATCAAACCCAAAGAGGTTTGGAGCTGTGCAGGGAGCGGGACGCTCTCGCGGGCTCTCCAAATCGCGTGGCCGCGCGCCAAGTTCTTCGCCGTCCAGGTCGGCGGGAGCTGCGATGTCGGCCGCGCGACGCTCTATAAGTGCGCGCTTCCCTTCGAGAAACCCTCTCGGAGCGCTCCGCCGTTTCCGAGCTGCGACAACTACGACGCGAAGGCCTGGGACTTCATGTTGCAGCATGGCGCCGACAACGCTCTCTTCTGGAACGTGGGAGCATGAGCGCGCGCGCACAGTGGCTAGAAGCTCGCCGGCTCGGACTCGGCGGATCCGACAATCCGGCCGTCCTGGGTCTCGATCCCTGGAGGTCCCCCGTTGACATCTGGCGATCGAAGGTCCATCCGTCCCCTCCGACCGATGACGAGAAGTTTTTGTTCAAGCTCGGTCATCTCCTCGAGCCCGTGATCGCGGGACTCTACTGCGACCAGACTTCTCGAGAAGTCTTCGTTCCCGATCCGGAGATCGTCCAGCATCTCGAGTTTCCCGAGATCATCGGCTCCCCCGATCGGCTCGCTCCCCAGGACGGCCGAGTCGTCGAGCTCAAGAGCGAGCACCAGTTCGCCGATAAGTTCGGGGATCCAGGAAGCGATCAGGTTCCGGACCACTACGTTCTCCAGGCCGCGCACTATATGGCCGTCGCGAACCTCGATCGGTGCGACATCGCGGTGCTTCACGGCGGATTCAAGTTCGCTATCTATCAGCTCGGCCGCGACCTGGTGCTCGAGAGATCGATGCTCGAGCAGCTCCGCGACTGGTGGCATGCGTACGTCGTGAAGAAGATCGAACCTCCGCTCGATGCGTCGGAGGCCTGGGGGAACTACCTCGCGCACAAGTATCCGTTCAACCGCGGGGCGATCCTCAAGGTCGACGAGAACTCGCATCCCGCACTCATGCGCCACGTCTTCAACGCTCTCAATTACGCCGACGGGATCCGCGATTTTAAGGCGAAGCTCACCGGCGCGCAAAACGAAGTGAAAGCGTTTCTCGCCGAGAGCGACGGGATCGTCGGTCCCTGGGGAAAGATTACGTGGCGACTCTGCAAGGACTCGACGGAGACGCGGATCAATTTCGATAAGGCGCTCGAGCTCCTCGCGAAGATGTACTCGATCCCGGAGATCGAGCTCACCCGCGTGCGAGAGCAGTGCATGGAAAGCGTCATCACAAAGCGCGGCGGGCGTCGGTTCGTCGCGAAGCGCGCGAAGGACGCGGACTCGCCGATCCCGGAGTCGGCCGAGTTCGAGCTCACTTAATAACCCCGCGGTCGGCTAGGTGCAGGTTCGAGTCCTGCTGTGACCAAGAGTCGTGAGAGTTACCCGACACCGATCCGCGGGAAATTTTGAAAGGGGTTTCACAATGGCAGCGACAAGCACAGATCATGGTTTCAGCGATCCCACAGGGATGGCTCTCGAGTCACCACGCAACAATAACAACCAGATGGCAATGATCCTCGCCGCACAGCTCCAGGCCGAGGTTCAAGCGGCCGTGATCCAGGCCGAGCGATCGCCGCGCGACTGGGATCAGGTCCGCGAGAAGATCCTCCGCGAGTGCAAGCGGACATCGTTCGCGAAAGCAGCTCGCTATAACAAGCCCGTCGGGAAAGGCGTCCAGGGGTTCTCGATCCGCTTCGCCGAGACCTGCATCGGAGCGGCGAAGCACATCCACACAACGACGCGGACCATCTGGGAAGATGACGAGCAGCGGAAAATACTCGTCAAGGTCTGGGACGCTCAAGAGATCGTTTCCTACGCCGACGAGGTCTCGATCGAGAAGACGATCGAGCGGCGAACGATCCCCGACGGCGCCGAGGTCCTCCGCACTCGCAAAAATAAAGCGGGAGATCAGCTCTACATTCTCCGCGCGACCGAGGACGATCTCCTCAACAAAGTCAACGCGGCGAAATCGAAGTCGATCCGCAACTCCGGTCTCCGACTGATCCCGGGATGGCTCGTCGAGGAAGCGTTCCAGGAGATCAAGCTCACCGTCAAAACGGCCGACGAGAAGGATCCCGACGCCGCGAAGCGCGAGATCCTGGACGCGTTCGGCGAGCTCGGCGTCGATGTCGCTTCGCTGAAAAAGTTCATCGGCCACGATGCTCAGGTCCTCACCCCGAAAGAGCTCCAGACACTCCGCGGGCTTTACATGGAGATTCGCGAGGGGAATACGACGATGTTCGAGGTCCTCAACGCGCTCGAGCGCGAGCGAGCAGCGCTCCGCGAGAAAGAAGCGGCCGCAATGAAGGGACCCGAGGGAGCGGTCGCGGCCGGCGCCGGCTCGACGACTCAATCGGTCAAAGAGAAGATCTTGAACCGCGAGAAGAAGACGCCGGCGACGATCGACAGCTCCGAACCCAAACAATAAAACATCGGGCGACGCGGATCCTCTCGGGGATCCGTTGTCCCCACTTCCCCCTATGCCGACGCTCACGAGACCGTTTCTCTGGAAGTTCGACCGCTCGAGATATTCGAACGATTACCTCGTCCGTCAGGTCTCGGAGGAGGTGGTCCAGACCGGGATCATCGACCATCTCGCGTTCTATCGGGTCGACGCCGTCGCCATAGATGCCGGGATGAAGCGAGCGCGCGGCCGCATGATCGCCGCGGCTTACACGCGCGGCGTCGACGTTCGCGAGATCGTGAAGTTCAAGAACGGCGGGATTCCGGCCGGCTGGTCGGATCTCACGGCGACGCTCGCTCCCCACGGCGTGAGTCTCTACATCGAGGTCAAGGCGCCGGCGTGGATCAATCCCGAAAATTATTCCCAGATAATCCGCGAGGCAGGAAGGCCGACCGAAGATCAGCTCGACTTCCTGGATTCGAAACAGTCACGAGGAGCGATCGTCATGGTCGCCTGGAGCGTGGCCGACGTTCTGCAGCTCATAGGCGACCGGCTGGAAAAAAACCGCTCGGCTCTTTCATGAGCGAGACAAGGAGAACCACTGGATGAGTATTAGAGTTCAATCGCACATTTGGCTTTGTGACCTTCCCCCGCTCGAGCTCATCTTCCTCCAGGCGATCGGCGATTGTGCCGACGACGATTACCTCGCTCACCCGTCCTGGAGCTACCTGACCTGGAAGACGGGACTCTCGCGAAGGACCGTCGCCATGTACGTGAAAAAGTATCGGGACAACGGGGTCCTCACCCCCGTCGGCGAGATCTCTCGAGGGGGAGTCGTTTACCAGATCCGGCTCGATCAGCTCCCGCAGAAAAAACCGTGGAGATTGAAACGAAATTTAGGGCGTCCGAATGGTCAAAGTTCTGGTGCGTCTCCTGCACCAGACGTACAAACGCCTTATCCGGATCGACTGGTGCATCTGGCGACATCGACTAGTGCATCTGGCGACATCGACTGGTGCAAATCACGACAGCGCAATAAGGAAGAATCATCACCTAACCATCAAGGGAACCGGAACCCCGCGCTCCCATCTCCAAATTTGTTCTCCCTGCACACAAAAACCAACGACTCACGGAGGTCGAATTATGGCGCTCGAATTAGCTCGGACGAACGGCGCGCTCGGCACAACGCTCGAGCGGTCCTGGACGCTCACCCTGAATGGGATATTGACGGTTTCGGCACAAATGACGAGGAAGGAGCTCGAGCCGAGGGAATTACTGCTCTGGGAACGACTCCTCGGAAATTATCGAATTGAGGGGATCGAGTGGGCGTTCGCCGAGCATCTTCGGACGAGCAGGTTCTTTCCGGTACCGGCCGAGATCACCGAGCTCTATTCGACCTGGGTGAAGGCCGAGCAGGATCGGAAGCGCGCGGCGAAGGCTCGAGTCGACCACGAGGAGACCGAACGCCGGCGCGCGCGGGGAGAGATGATCGGGCTCGCCGACGTGCTCCGCGAGTTCAACGCGATCGTGGGCTCGAAGCGGATCCCGGAGAGCGCTCCCGGACGGCGCGCCGAGCTCCAGGATCAGAAAGTCCGGATCCAGGCAGCAATCGAGAAAGCGAGGCGAACAGCATGAGAGCTCGAGCATTCAAAGGCAATCACGCGCGGACGAAGGAAAAACCGAAATTCACGCTCACGATCGGCCGAGTGTACGCCGTAAAGGGCTATTACACCGGCGACTTTCGCGCGCGATGCTGCGAGTCGCTCGGGCGATCGGCGCGACTGAAAGTCACCGACCCGATGAAGTCGACGCTCCAGGTCGACGACGAGATCGAGATCCCGTTCGTCCACGCGGACTTTATTCCCGCGATCGTCGAGGAGTTCAAGAAACCGATCGAGGAGCGATTCGCCTCATGATCGGAAAGTACACGCTCCGGATCTCGAGCTCACAGAAGCTCGCACTCGTCGACGCGCTCCTCGCGCTCCTCGCGAACCCGCGCGCGACGCAAACGTTCATCGATTGCTCAGTCAATCCCCAGGTCGAAACAACCGTGACGGAGCTCCTCCGGATCGTCACCGATGCACCGTTCGAACCCGTTCCAGAAGTCGACAAACCGAAAGCGAGGACAGCATGAAGATTCTCCGATTCGAGGCAGCAAACATCAAGAAGCTCAAGGTCGTCGAGATCCGTCCCGACGGTCACATCGTCGAGATCACCGGACCGAACGGAAGCGGGAAGTCCAGCGTCCTCGACGCGATCTTTTACGCGCTCGCCGGCGCGAAGGACATCCCGTCACAACCGATTCGCCGCGGACAGCTCAAAGCACACGTCACGCTCGAGCTCGGCGAGGTCACCGTGACGCGCAAGTTCTCGAAAGACACCGGGACCTCGCTCGTCGCGGAAGCGAAAAACGGCGCGCGCTTCCCTACTCCGCAACGTCTCCTCGATGAGATGCTCGGAAAACTTACGTTCGATCCGCTCGAGTTTTCTCGGATGGATCCGAAAAAGCAGCTCGAGCAGATTCGCTCGATGGTGAAGCTCGACGTCGACCTGGACAAACTCGACGCCGACAATCGGAACGACTTCGAGAAGCGGACCGAGCTCAATCGCGAGATCAAGTCGCTCGATGCTCAGGGATTCGGCTTCACGTTTCCCGAGGACACTCCCGACGAGGAGATCGACATCTCGAAGCTCGCCGGCGAGCTCGAAGCGGCCGGCCGGCAGAACTCCGCGATCGAGCGCGCGCGATCCGATCGGTCAGCGTTCGAACAAACGATCAAAGCTCGAACTTCGCATGCTCACGAGTCCCGACTCCAGGCCGAGCGGCTTCGGAGGCAAGCGGAAGAGTGCGACGACGCGGCCGAGGAAGACATCGCGAAGAACCTCACCGACACGAAGACGCTCGAGGAGATGAAGATCCCGGATCCGGTCAACACGACCGAGCTCCGCGAGCTGATCGACTCCGCGCGACAGATCAACGCGAGCGTCCAGAAGAAAAAACAGCAAGCGGCGATCTTTGCCCAGGCTAAGAAAAAGCGCGACGCCGCGGACGCTTTGACGGAAGCAATGGCCGCGCGGACAACCGCGAAGAACAAAGCGGTCGCCGCGGCGAAGATGCCGATCGAGGGACTCTCGTTCGGCGAGGGCGAGGTCGTATACAACGAGCTCCCTTTCGATCAAGCGAGCTCGGCCGAGCAGCTCCGCGTCTCGGTCGCGGTCGCGATGGCAGCAAACCCAAAGCTCAAAGTGCTCCGGATCCAGGACGGATCGCTCCTGGACGAGTCGAGCATGAAGCTCCTCGCGAAGATGGCCGCGGCCGAGGATTATCAAATCTGGATCGAGCGCGTCGACACGAGCGGGAAGGTCGGCGTGGTGATGGAGGACGGCGCCGTGAAAGATGCAGTCAAAGAGAAGGCGACCGCATGATCGCGCCGTGTAGATGCCGCAAGTACGTGACGTTCGGTCGCTACTGTCGACAATGCCGCGCTCGAGCGAAAGGACGAGTCGCATGAGGGGACCGGAATCGTGGCTCGCCTGGGATCAGTGGATCAAGAGCGACGAAGGAAAGAAAGCGTCGGATCCCGGGACGCTCGGACCAACGAGCCACGAGCACGCGCGGACGTATCTCGCGAATAGACTCTCGGCCGCTTTTTTCGCTGGCATGAGAGCAGAAGAGCAAGACGAGAAAGAGAGGTCCAAGTGATCGAGGGATGGTTCGACGGAGTTTGCGAACCGCGGAACCCTGGCGGTCATGCGGCGTTCGGGATCCTGGTCAAAGTCGACGAGAAGATCGTTGTCTCGCGCGGCGAGTACGTCGATTACGGGCCGAAGATGTCGAACAACGTCGCCGAGTTCTCCGGATTCATCGCGCTCATGCGAGAGATCGCGAAGCTCCCAGGACCCGCGCTCGTCCGCGGAGATTCAAAGCTCGTGATCTTCACGCTCCTGGGGAAGTACAAAGCGAAGCAAGGTCTCTACATCCCCTATTTTTTAAACGCGCGGCAGGCCTTCGAGCCGGAGCGCGAGCGCGTTGGGCTCGAGTGGATCGGCCGCGATGAGAACGAAGAGTGCGACAAGCTCTCGAAGGCCGTTCTCAAGGAGCGCGGGATCCGTCTCAGGATTCAACCTGGTGCGGCTGGATCCTGGAGCGGAACTCGATCGCGCGAGCGACCGCGCTCACCGTTTCCGAAAACCGTCGAGGCAGCTCTCGCGGCCGGCTACACGATGCGACACGAAGGCGTCGAGTGTCGAGGATGTCCAGCAAAGATCGATTTTTGGACGACGCCGCATGACAAGAAAATTCCGGTCGATCACGGGACGTTCAATCCTCACTGGATCTCGTGTCCGAGCTCGGAACAATTTCGGAGGAAAGCATGAGACTGAAAGACGAAGCAAAGAAGATCTCGAAAGAGAAGGGGATGCTCAACACAACCGCGGCCGCGAAGTTTCTCGATTACAGCGAGGCAGCGCTCAAAAAGTGGAGATCAGACGGTGAAGGTCCCGCTTACTACAAAGGCCGCGGAGGAATGGTGTTCTATGAGCGCGCGGATCTCGTCGCGTTCAAGAAGAAAATCTCGCTCACGCGCGTCGAGCCGAAACGACGGACTCGGGAAGAGATCGCGCTCGCATGAGGAATTTTCTGTTTCGTATCTTCGATGTCATCGACCGTATCATCTGGCAGCGATACCAACGTCCAGCCACGAAAGAGGAGAAGAACAAATGACCTTCACGATTCTGATCGTCCCGCTCATCGCGATCGCGCTCGGACTGCTCGTCTATTTCGGGTGCTCGAACGACAAAAACAAACAGGCGGAGGTTGGGAGATGCATCTTCTTCGCCGGTCTCCTGATCCTGCTCTGGATCCTCACGTTTCACGGCCGATTGTGAGATCGCGACACGTTCGGCGCCGACTCCGGATCCGGCGCCGACGATTGCTCGAGCGACGCCGGCGAGTGCTCGATCAGTTGCGAGAGAACCACCTGGTGCTCCGGGAGATCGAGAAGCTCATGGAACGGAAAGCGGGTCAAACCGATGGGACTCTATAACTTTAAATCGCGATTCGCTCCGCGCATCCTGGACGGCTCGAAGACTCACACGATCCGGCCGCTTCGCGCGATCCCAGACAAACCGGGAAAAACTTTGCATCTATACACCGGACTCCGCACGAAGAGCGCGCGTCTTCTCATGCGCGTCGAGTGCTCCAGGATCGAATCGATCACGATCGAGTATCATCCCGAGCGCTTCCTCGACGACGAGCCGAACTTTTTCAGCATAACGATAAACGGAGTCCTACTCGATCGCGACGAGTGCGAATCGTTTGCTCGTCGCGATGGCTTCGAGAGCTTCGACGACATGATGAACTTCTGGGAAGGTCGTCTCCCGTTTCGCGGTCAGATCGTGCACTGGAAAGCGGCTTAAAAATGTATAGCGTCGATGTGGACATCTCCCAGGTCGTAACTCTTTCGGCGAAAGTGCTCCGGAAGTTGCCTTACATCTTGAACGACTCGATCACCGAAGTCGCGAAGCTCGTCGTTGCGGCCGAACAGGATCAGCTCCGGAAGGATTTCACGATCAGGAAAAACTTCCTCACTGGTCGATTCAAGGTTTTGCAGTATTCCAGGACGACGGATCTCACCGCGATCGTTGGGATCGATAATCGCGTCCAGGGCTCGCCGCTCCTGCTCGGGTTTTTCGAAGAAGGCGGATCGAAACTCCCGACGGCTGGACCCGAGCTCGCAATCCCGCTCACCGGCGAAGCGGCTCGTCCGTCTTTCGCTTCACCGATTCCGACCGCGTTGCTTTACAAGAACTTGCAGATCAGCATGAAGATTAAAGGTCACGCGGTCATTTTCCCAGGTCTGCAGCACACTTACCTCGTTCAAGGCGTCGGCGTTTTTCAGCGAACCGGAAAGAGTACAGAGCTGATCTACTCGTTCAAACCCTCAGCTCCTCTTCGGCCGCGGACGCACATGATCGAGCTCGCTCAGGTTGTGATCCGCGAATCGTTCGCGCGAATCTTCGATAAAAACTTTGTGCAAGAGATCCAGGAGAGCAGGTTATGAGTTTGACCATCAAAGAGGACGAATCCGTTTTCGACGATGAGCTCGACGACATTCCAGAGGAAGCGATCCCCGATTTCGATGACATCGATCGCGACGAGCTCGATGATCTCGAGGATGACACCGAAGAGGAAGAGGACGGCGAGTGAAAGGCTATCTCGTCAAGCGAATGCCGAAAGGACTCGTTTTCGAGTGCGTGCAATGCGATTTCGTGATCTCGCTCGCGAAGGAGTTTCCCCAGGCGAAAGAACCCGCGCGGCGAACACTGGCAGCGTCGTGGATGAACGATCACATCCGAACGACTCATCCAATCGTGCATTCTAAGCAGCTCAACAATCACGGCATCAAGTGATGCTGTGTGCACATCCACGAGGTCGAAAAGAATGACCGAAGAAGCGACCGGCGCGATCCGAATCTTTCAAGATGCGATCATCATTGGTCGCTGTATCGATTGTGGCGAGACGTTCACCGGCGAGATCGGGATCCGCGTCATCTTCCCCACGGAAGGTCCAGGGCTCGAGATCATGATCACCAACCCAAAGCGAAACGAGATCCATCCGATCGCGCGCGTGAAGATCTACGACATCCCTGTATACGTCGAGCATGCTCCTCCACTTCCGCCGGCTGGCCAAGCATGATCTATATGGCGCGCATGCTGCGATGCAAGTGCGTGCAACTACGAGCTTTGGACGGCGCGACGGAGGATAAAGATGGGGGGCTCAGTCGTTCCACTTGCTCAAGGTACTGTCCCCCCCCCAGGCCGCGCGCGGGTGACGGCGACCGCGAGCATTCTCCAGCGACAGCATTTTGTTTCCAGACTTCGTTTCGTTCGCGTCGTTCCACTTTGGAGAGCTGGAGATGGACTCCTTTATAGAGGTTTGCATCAGGCGCGTCGATGAATTGCTCCGGCAGTACGGACCCAGGGAGCGCGAGCCGTGGGAAGACGGAAAGGAAAAAAATGGAGATCCCGAAGTGGGCGTTCAAGGCGGAGAGTAGGGTAAAAGCTGATGGCTCGATCGACATGGTCCTCGGACTTCGACCCCTCGGCCGATTATGGCTCTACGCGCGCGCGCTCCTCGAGCTCGCGCGAACGACAACGATCACGATCACGATCGAGTTCCAGGAAGGCCGGCCGATCGTCTCGCATGACGGAGAGCGGATCGAGCCCGCTCTCTACGAGCTCACGAATCGAGAAGCGTTCGAGCTCGTCCAGCGAGTCCCCCTCGCGTCCCTCGATGAGCTGATCCGATTCGCCCAGGAGCGACGCGAGATCGAGCTCGGCCGGAGGCGTGCGTCATGAAAAAGAACGGCCACGGATACAAGGTCCTCCAGGTCAAGATCGGCGACGTGATCCCGTACGACAAGAACCCCCGCACGCGAAGCGATGAAGTGATCGCCGGCGTTGCGCGCTCGATCCAGGAGTTCGGATTCCGGCAACCGATCGTTACCGACAAGAAGCTCGTCGTCATCGTCGGACATACGCGATTGCTCGCCGCTCACAAATTAGGGCTCGCCGAGGTCCCCGTCCACATCGCGGAGAAGCTCTCGGCCGATCAGGTCCGCGCGTATCGGATCGCCGACAATCGCACGAACGAAGGCGCCGAGTGGGATCAGGTTTTGTTAAAGCTCGAGCTCGAGGATCTCCGCGGAGCTGATTACGACTTGTCGATGACCGGATTCGAAACGGAGGAGTGGGAGCGGATCCTGGCCGGCGTCGACTCGGAAGCGATCGCCGGCCGGCTCGCCGATAAGTTCCTGGTCCCTCCGTTCTCCGTCCTCAGCGCGCGCGACGGCTGGTGGCAGGATCGGAAGCGGGCGTGGATCGCGCTCGGGATCCGGAGCGAGCTCGGCCGAGATGACAACATGCTCGGGTTCTCGGATGTGGCGAACGCCGGCGGATACGCCAAGCTCGGCGAGTACAAGAAGGCGAAGGCGTCGGGGAAAGAGCTCATCACCGGCGCGCAGACGGGCTCGAGCATCTTCGATCCGGTTCTCTGTGAAATCGCTTATCGCTGGTTCGCTCCGCCGGCCGGCGTCGTCCTCGATCCTTTCGCCGGCGGATCCGTTCGCGGAATCGTGGCCGCGAAGCTCGGCCGGAAGTATCGCGGGATCGATCTCAGCTCGGCACAGATCCGGGCAAACGAACAACAGGCTCGGAAGATCTTGACCAAGAAGGAGACCGCTCCGAAGTGGACCGTGGGCGACTCCCGGCGGTTGGGATCTCTGACGAAGGGCGAGCAGTTCGATTTTATTTTCACCTCTCCGCCTTACGTCGGGCTCGAGCGATACAGCGACAACCCCCTGGATCTCTCGACGATGGAATATCCGCAGTTCGTCGAAGCGTACTCGGAGATCATCTCCGCGAGCTGCTCGGCTCTAAAGGCGGATCGCTTCGCCTGTTTCGTCGTCGGCGAAGTGCGCGACACGGAGGGGCATTATCTGAATTTTGTCGGCGACACGGTTCGCGCGTTCCGGGAAGCGGGGCTCGAGTTTTACAACGAGGCGATTCTCGTCACGGCTCTCGGATCGCTTCCTATCCGAGCGGCGAAGACCTTCTCGACGACGGGGAAGCTCGCGAAGACGCACCAGAACATACTCGTGTTTCTGAAAGGCGATCCCCAACGCGCGGTCGCAGCTCGCGGTCCAGTCGAGATCGCGATCCCCGAGGAGCTCGAGGTCGCTCCCTAATCTATGGCAAGCGTAAACGGCGAGCAGCTCGCCGGCTCTCTCAACGTCCCGTTTCGAAAACTCCCCGACCTGGTTCGCGAAGGGATGCCACAGCTCGGCCGAAATAAATACGAGCTCGGTCAATGTTTCTTCTGGTTCGTTCGCCATCTCCAGAAAGAGCTCGAGCGAAGAGACGGCGCCGGCCGGAGCTGGATCGGGAAGCTCGAGGAGTGCGCGAGCGAGCTCAACCTCGGCGCGCGACGCGTCCAGCAACTCGCGAAGGAAGGACTCCCCAAGAAAGGGACCGGGCTCTATGACGTGATCGCTTGCTTTCGTTGGTACGTGCGTTACCTCCAGCGAAAGCTCGTCGAGCGCGCGCTCCCGGACGGCGCCGACGGGGATCCTGGGGGACCGCTCACCTCGGCGACGATGACGCGAAACAAAATGCTCTCGATCGACGCCGAGCTGAAAGAGATGGAGCTCGCCGAGAAGCGCGAGCAGCTCGTCCCGATCGAGAAGGTTCAAAAAGATCTCGAGGCGATCGTGATAGAGATCCGGACTCGGATCCTCGCTCTTCCTCCGCGGGTTGCGGCCGAGGTCGTCGGCGAGACCGAGCTCGCCGTCTCCCAGGTCAAGATCGAGCGATTGTTGAAAGGCGCGCTCAGTGTCCTCAGTCAATTCGATCCTGGATAAAGACTCGCGCGCGCTCCAGCTCTACCGGAAGCGGCGACAGGCCGCGCTCGCTTTGTTCGCTCCTCCCGAAAGCATCACCGTCTCGGAGTGGGCCGAGAAAAACCGGATTATGCCGAAGGGGACCACCGATCGGCCGGGACCCTTTCGCGCGGAATCCTTTCAGGTCGAGATGATGAACGCGCTCCTCGATCCCCTGGTGCACGAGGTCGTCATCAAGAAGTCGACTCAGATCGGCTACTCCGACGCCGTGCTCAATAACATCGTCGGATATTTCATGGACATCGATCCGAAACCGATCATGCTCGTCCAGCCGACGATCGACAACGCGAAGGATTACGGGAAGAAGCGGATCACGCCGATGATCGCGACGACGCCGTCGCTCAAGATCAAAGTGAGCGATCGAGTCTCGAGGCAAGCGGGAAACACGCTATCGCTCAAAGAGTTCCCTGGGGGATTCCTCAAGCTCACCGGCGCCAACGCCGGCTCTGGTCTTCGATCGGATCCGGTCCCGATCGTCCTCTTCGATGAGATCGACGGCTATCCCCTGGACGTTGAGGGCGAGGGCGATCCGATCATGATCGGGACGAGAAGGACGGACGCGTTCGCGAACTACAAAATCGTGAAGGGATCGACGCCGGCGAAACCGAAGGGGATCTCGCCGATCGAGAAAGCGTGGGAACGCAGCGATCAGAGGAATTTTCTCGTGCCGTGTCCCGCATGCGGGTTCGCTCAACCGCTGGTTTGGAGAGATCCGGATCACGGCGACTATCGGCTCGCGTACGCGGTCGACGGCGACGGGCAAGTGGTCCCGAGCTCGGTCTTTTACGTTTGCTCGGAATGTAAGGCAAAGATCCCCGAGTACCGAAAACAGGCGATGCTCGACGCCGGCACATGGGTCCCGACCTTCCCAGGCCGGCCGATCGTCGGGTTCTACGTCAACGCGCTTTATTCCCCCTGGAGAATGAACTGGAAAGCGCTCGCTCAGGAGTGGCACGAGGCGTCGGAGGAAAAAAACCCGGAGAAGATGAAGGCCTTCATCAACCTCCGACTCGGCGAGACCTGGGAAGAGCAGGGGGACTCGCTCGAATCGCACACGCTCCGAAAGCGTTGCGAGGATTACGTCGCCGATGTTCCGGCCGGCGTCGCGCTGCTCACGGCCGCGATCGATGTCCAGGGGGATCGTCTCGAGATCGTCGTCAAGGGATGGGGGAAGAAAGAGGAGTCCTGGCTCATCGCGTATCAGCAATTTTTCGGGGATCCAGGGCAGGGGGAAGTCTGGAACGACGCCGACGAGTTTCTTCTCACCGAGTTTGAGCATGCTTCCGGCCGGAAGCTCCGAATAAATTGCGCGATGGTCGACTCCGGCGGTCACAACTCCGACGATGTTTATCGATTCGTGAAGGCGCGACAGCGACGGCGGATCTTCGCGCTCAAAGGCTCGAGCGAGCAGGGGAAAGAGATCCTCGGGAAGTTCTCGCTCAATAATTCCTATCGCGTGAAGCTCTACACGATCGGGACCGATACAGCGAAAGACCGGATCTTCGCGCGCATGAAGATCCCCGTCCCTGGTCCGGGATATATGCACCTCCCGCACTTCGTCGACGATGAATACCTCGAGCAGCTCACGAGCGAGAAGCGGGTTCGGCGCGTGAAGAAAGGCGGTCACTTCGTCCGCGAGTACATCAAGACGCGGGCTCGCAACGAAGCGCTCGATCTCGAGGTCTACAACCTCGCCGCGCTTTACACGATCGGCAACTGGAGACTGAACAAGCTCGGCGAGACGGCGGAGGAGCTGGCAGCAAGCCCGCAAGATGCAGTCAAACCCGAGCCGATCCCCCAGGTCGAGGCAGTCTCGAGGGGGTCGATGCGCTCCCAGGGATGGGTCAAAAACTGGTAAGTCCTGCTCTTTCAGTGGCTTCGATTACCTTAGTTACTACCTCATTATCTCAGTCGCTACTGTGTACGTTGGTAAGTGTTCACTGCGTTATTTTCTTCCTCCTAAAGCCGCTTAGGATTACGCTTATATCAGTAATTGGGCGGGCGATTCGAAGCTCAGGATCGACCCGAGACGAGGGAGAAAATGGACACAAAGTACCTCCACGAAGCTCTCCGCAACTGGCAAGTACGCAATCAGGACTCCCGCACCTGGGAGAAGCTCTCACAGGCCGAACAGAGCGAGATCATGAGCGAAGCTCAGGCTCTCAAGCGAAACGAGAAACAACCGCTCTCGATCGACGAGGTCCTCGAGCGTCGCGCATGGTACGTGCTCCAGGCCGCGCTCGCCGCGAAAGCATCTCGGACGATGTTCGCACTCGTCGCGCTTCTCGCTCTTGCGGGATGCACTCAGAAAAAAACCGACACGCCGGCGCCGGCGCCGACGGAAAACACCCAGGCCGGCCGGATGGCCGAGCGATCGCTCGAGAATCAGGAGCTCGACTGCGAGTACAAGCTCGTCGGGCGAAAGCTCTCAGAAACGGACGCGCGCGCGGCTTGCGAGAGCTCGCTCCGCTCCGACTGGCAGGAGTGGGCTCTTAAGTATCCCGAGCTCGCGAAAGCGCGCGGGGTGACTCGATGAGCGAGAGAATCGAAACTCCTCCGATCGATCCGATTAGCCTCTATGACGTCGCGCTCGCGACCGACCGCGTCCTCAAGATCAAGCGAGCTCTCGAGTCCGCGGGGTTCTCCGTGAAGATCAAGACGACCGTTACCGTTGCGATCGATATGGACATCCGACTCCCGAAAAAGAAAGCGGGCAAGCGATGACGGCCACGGAAGATTCGCATCTCGCTCCCTGGATATACGGAATAATCCACGGCGAGCCGACGCCGTCGGGGGGCTTCCTCCGCTCGCTCGCCGACGCCGCGGTTCGCGCTGATCCCCAGATGTACGCGATTCTCCGGCCGGCTCTCGCGCTGATCCGCGAGCAATTTCCGAAATATGCTTGCACCTGTCAGGAGTGGAAATCATGAACCTGGACAAAGCTCTCGAGCGAGCCACGCTCGACGCTTCACTGCTCGAGTGGATGGCCGTCCACGGAAACCTATGTCTCGCGCTCCGCCATCCGAACAATAGCGGGGGGAGTCGCGCGCTCGTCGCGAAGGTCGTCGATCAGATCTCGAAGCTCCTCGTCGAGCGCGGCTTACTTACCCAGGCCGAGATCGATGCGGCGACCGCGGTCGAGCGTCCGTATGGACTCGAGCACATCGTATGAGGGCCGAGGGAAAGTGCGATTTTTGCAGCGCGCCGACCTGGAGCGTCGGGAAAAAGTACGAGCCCAAAGCTCACCTGTTGCTCGATACGCCGGATCTCGATCCCTCGCTCTGGGAGGATGTCGGTCCCTGGCTTGCTTGCTCGAAGTGCTCGGAACTGATCGACTGCGAGAACTGGACCGCGCTCATGAAGCGAGCTCAGGAAGAGAACCCAGGCCTTCGCGCGGCGAAGTGGAGCGGGCAGCTCCGCGCGTGTTCCGAGTTCATCGCGATAGGTTGGTCCGCGGTTTTCGGGTTGCCATCAACAGTCTTTTTCGAAAAAGGGGGGAAGTCATGACGAAAGCAAAGAAGCTCCCGCGAGCGCTCTCCGAGTACCTCGCGAAGATCGGCAGGAAAGGCGGGCTCGCGCGATCAGACGCGAAGGCCGCGAGCTCGAGCGCGAACGGGAAGCTCGGAGGAAGGCCGCGAAAGGTGCTCCCGGCGATATAATCGAAGCTCGTCGCCTCGCATCTCTGAACACTTTCGCCCTTCGCTCCTCGGAGGGCGTTTCTTGTTACGTCAGTCATTTTCGGCGAGCTCCGCCTAAATCGTTTCCCTCTAGCGTGTTACCTTCCGGTTAATGCCCCCGTACATCCCCGACAAAATTCCTCGGCTCTTCGCGGCCGGGACGACTGTCAAGTTCCACAGATCATTCGACGATTACCTCGCGTCGGCGGGCTGGACGTACGTCTTCCACATGAACGGGGGATCTCCTCCGACAAAGCTCGATGTCCCGGCGACGATCAATCCGGACGGGCAGTCCTTCGACATCGTCATCCCGGCGAATGTTTCAGCGATCACGAATCCCACGGTCGCCTCGCTTCCCCCTGGTCGATATACGTGCGCCGAGCGCGTTACGAACTCAGGGCTCGGCGAGGTCGACGATCCCCGCGATGACGAGCTCGAGATCAACGTCGAAGCGGACGTCTCGACGGCGCCGGCCGGCTACTATATTTCGCGGATCGAGAACGAGCTCGCCGCGGTCAATGCGACGATCCTGTCGCGGCTCTCCTCGGATCTCCAAAGCTACCAAGTCACGAGCGGAGCTGGTGGCGGTCGAGCTCTCGTGAAAACCCCGCTCAAGGATCTCCGTCAGATCCAGGGACAGCTCCGCGCTTCGCTCTGGCAACTCAAGCATCCCGGACAGCTCGGATCGCCGGTCTATATCGCGATGACGAACGAGCCCGAAGACCCAACCTATCCTCCGACCTGGGTCGATGTGACGGGACTCGATCGATGACGAAAAAGAACCCGTCGCTCCTTCAACGCGCGCTCAAGTTCATCGGATACGAGAAGCGCTCGAACGCGACGATCTATTCCGGAGCATCTGGGACGCGGCTCACGCTCGACTGGATCGCGACGATACTCTCGGCCGATCAGGAGATCCGCGGGAACCTTCGACTCTTGAGAGCTCGCGGCCGTGAGCTCTCGCGCAACAATCCGATCGCGAAAAATTTTATCAATCTTCTCCTCGCGAACGTCGTCGGCTCGAAGGGGATCGGCTATCGTCCCCAGGTCCGAAACAGCTCCGCGGTTTGTCCGAAGTGCGAGGGGACCGGCGAGACGCCGGCGATCGTAGTTCCGCCGGCGAACGGTACGAAAGCGAAGGCCGCGGCCGCAAAGACTCCTCCCGATCCTCCGCCACCTCCCCCCTGCAAAGCGTGCAAGGGAACGGGAAAGCTGAAAGACGTACTGTCGAAACCGATCAACGACAAGATCTCCGCGGCGTTCTCCGAATGGTCGAAGAAGAAAAACTGCACCGTCGATGGGCGTCTTTCCTTCCGCGGCGTCCAGGAGACCGCGCTCAAAAACACCGCGGTCGACGGCGAGGTCTTCGTTCGAAAGGTCCGCGGGTTCGCGGGGAATAAGTTTAAGTTCGCTCTCCAGCTCATCGACTCCGATCAGTGCGACCACCTGTATTCCGTCCCCCCTTCGAAGAACGGAAACGAGATCCGGCTCGGGATCGAGGTCGACAAGTGGGGGAAACCCGTCGCGTACTGGATCAACCCAGGCCACCCGAGCGACCTCGGCGGATCGCTCGACCGACAGCGGATCCCGGCGGAGGACATAATCCATCTTTACGACCTGGAGCGCGTCGCTCAGACCCGCGGGGTCACATGGTTCCATCCGGTAATGCTCCAGCTCCGCATGCTCGAGGGATACATCGAGGCGGAGCTCGTCGCCGCGCGCACTGGAGCGGCGAAGATGGGGTGGCTCGAGTACACCGACGCGTCGGCGTATGAAGAACCGAACCCAGATAAAAAGTTTGTCCTCGAGGCGAACCCGGGAACGATCGAGACGCTTCCCCCAGGACTCACGTTCAAAGAGTGGAACCCCGATCATCCCGCGAACGCGTTCCCGAATTTCGTCATCACGATCATGCGACAGATCGCGACCGGACTCGGCGTCTCTTACAACGCGCTCGCCTCTGATCTCATCGGGGTCAATTATTCCTCGATGCGATCCGGACTCCTGATCGAGCGCGATCAGTGGAAGCGCGATCAGTCCTGGATGATCGAAAACCTCTGCGAGCCCGTCTTCGAAGACTTCCTGCTATGCGCGATGGACTTCGGAGGCCTGGTCCTCGACTCGCGCGATCCGGAAAAATTCAAGGCCGGCAAGTGGGAACCTCGCGGCTGGCAATGGGTCGATCCGCTCAAAGATGCACAGGCCGCGGTGCTCTCGATCGGCGCCAACCTTACCTCGCGAACCCGAGTGCTCGGGGAAGAGGGCGAGGACTGGGAAGAGGTCCTCGAGGAGATCCGATCGGAGCTGGATCTCGCCGAGACGCTGGACATCGATCTCACGCTTCCGAGCGCAACGAAACCTCTCGGAGCTCCGACCGATCAGTCAGGCGAAGACGATGGGACCGGCGGCGACGGCGCCGGCGGCGACGACTCCGGAGGAAGCGGCGGATCCGGATCCGGCGGCGATGACGACGCGAGCGGCAAAAATTTGGAGGTCTTGCAATGACCAAGGCAGAAGAGCTCACACGTACGATCCCCGTCAAAGACGGCGAGGTCCTTCCGATGCAAACTCGAGAGTTTGCGATCGCAACGTTCAAAAAGATCAAGCGGGCGAAACCAACCGAGGCGGAGCTCGCAGCTCGCGCGGCCGCTCAGGACGACGACGATCCGGAAGGCGCCGACGAGGATCGCTTCGAGATCTCGATCTCCTCCGAGTTCCCCGTCCAGCGATGGTTCGGAAAGGAAATACTCGATCACACGCCGGAAGCGGTCGATCTCACGCGCGCGAAGAACGGGCTCTCCTTCCTGGATTCGCATGACTCGAAGTCGATCGTCGGAGTCGTGAACGATGTAAAGCTCGACAAAAAGGAAAAAGTCCTTCGAGGCGTCGTCCAGTTCTCGCGGAACCCGAAAGCGCAAGAAGTGAAGCGCGATGTCGTCGACGGGATCCGAAAATATATCTCGGTCGGCTATGGCGTGAACGAGTACACGCTCGACAAGTCCTCGAAGGACGAGGGCGACACATATCGCGCCACGTCCTGGACGCCGCTCGAAACAAGTTCGGTCGCGGTCCCTGCTGATCCTTCAGTCGGGCACAACCGGAAAGCGGGGGAGCGCGGTTTCCCCGTTAAGGTTCTCAACCCCTCGGCTGAAAGATCGGCCGAGCAAACCACGGAGGAAAGTATGGCGGAAACAGATCATGCTCAAGTTCTAATCGAGTCCCGCAAGACGGCCGGCGAGATTGTAAAACTCGCCAAGCGTCACGGGATCGATCAGGAGCGCGTCGCGACGTGGATCAGTGAGGGACGGTCGATCGATGCCGTTTCCGCTTTGATCCTCGAGGAAGTCGCATCCCGATCGGCGAAACCCAACACAACCCCAGGAGCGGCGGAGACGGCCGAGCAGCTCGAGCTAACCGAAAAAGAGCAGCGCGAATATAACCTCGCACGCGGGATCATGACGCTCATTCAGAACGACGAAGCGGGCGAAGATAAGCGCGAGAACTGCCTCGAGCTCGAGATCTCTCAGACAATCGAGCGATCGCACAAAGGCGGAAACCACGGCGGGCTGTTCGTCCCCTGGAGCGTAAAAAACGTCCACGCGATCTCGAAGCGCGCGGGACTCTCCTCGAATGTCGCGACGGCTGGACAGGAGCTCAAGTTCACCGAGCCGGGAGCGTTCATCGATTTTTTATATAACTCGATGCGCGTGAAAGAGCTCGGCGCGACGACGATCTCGGGGCTCCGGGACAACGTCGCTTTCCCGAAGCAAACCGGAACGGCGACCGGATACTGGGTCGCGGAAAATCCCGGCTCGGATGTCGCGGATTCGAACCTCACGCTCGGTCAGGTGCCGAGCGCGCCGCACACGTATCAGTCCTCGACGAGCTACTCGAGGCAGTTGCTCGCCCAGGCCGTGATCGATGTCGATACGCTGGTCCGTCAGGACCTCGCGCGCGACATGGCTCTCGCGGTCGATTACGCCGCGATCAATGGACCGAGCGGGGGGAACTCTCCCGTCGGGATCATGAACACGACCGGCGTCCAGGCGTTTATCGTCGCGTCCGACTCCGGCAACGGCGGCGAGATCGCATACGCCGACGTGATCAAGATGGTCGAGGACCTCGAGGATGTGAACGCCGATCAGCTCGGCAACCCCGCGTGGCTCACGACCCCGTCGATCAAATCGCTCCTCAAGCTCACTCCTCGGATGGCGAACACAATCGCTCTTCCGGTTTGGGCAGATAACGACACCGTCGATGGACTGGTGGCTCGCTCCTCGAATCAGGTTCCGAAGACCGGCGTCCGCGGATCCTCGGGAGCGGTTTGTCAGACCGTGATCCTCGGCGTCTTCTCGACGATGGTGATCGGGATGTGGGGAAGCGGCTTCGAGCTCGTCGTCGATCCGTATCGGCTCAAGAAACAGGGGATGATCGAGCTCACGACGTTCATGCTCACCGACGTTTGCCTCAAGTATCCCCAGGCGTTCGTCGTCGCTCAATCCCTCAAGTAATTTGGTTGGGATGGCTCGACCAGCTCGAGAATCCGACCGCGCGGCAAAAGTTTTCCTTACGCGCGGTCGGGCTCGAAAACCTGTACTCCTGGAGGTTCTACCGTGGCAGCAAAAACAAAACGCGCAAGGATCAAACTCAAGAAGCATGTTCTCATCGAGGGCAAAATCACCGAGGCCGGCTCGACGATCGAGATGGACCGGCACAAGGCGAGCGAGCTCGTCTCCGCGGGACAGGCGGAGTTCATCGACGAGGACAACGAAGATGGCCGAGAAGTCGAAACGGGCGAGCAGTACGGCGTCCGGATCGAAGCTCCGACTCATGGGGATCCTGGTCCTCGAAAGGTCGAGCCGAATAAAGCGAGCGTCCGGAAGCACGCGTGACCATCGTTTTCAGAGACGCCGATGTTGCGGCTCTTCTAGCCGATATGGGAGTCCCGATCATGCTCGACGGGACTCCCGGAATCGGGCTCGTCGACGAGAACGATCAGATCGTTGTGACGAATAACGGCCGCGGCGAAGTGATCTCCGGCGTCCATACGGTCACGGTCCAGACCTCGGCGTTTCCCCCGATTACAAACGGGATGCCGATCATCGTCGACGGCGTGACCTACTCGGTCCAGAAGCGGTTCAAAGAGGGCGACACAGCCTTTACGAAGATTTTGCTCGGGAGCGTTTAAGCGTGGCGAGCAGCATACGAGAAACGATTCTCTCGGCGATCGTCGCGAACCTTGCGGCGACCGGGGTGCCGGCGGGCGTGACAATTCATCGCATGCGGACGCGGCCGATCGAGGAAGATCAGCTCCCCGCGATCCTGGTGTATAGCGAAGACGACGAGCCGGTCCCGCTCGCCGAGGTGATTTATAAGGCGCCGATCGTCGTTCGGCAGCTCGTGATTTATCTCGAGTATCGCGCTCAAGGTTCGACGACCCTGTCGCCGGATGAAGCGCTCGATCCCCTGATCGTGTGGGGAACTCAGACGATGGTCACGAATGAAAAGTTTGTGTCGGATGCTTTCCCCGACGGGCTCGGAATGGGCGTCGTCGAAGGAAAGACCGCGTGGATGAGCAAAGAGGGCGACGCAATCATCGCGGCCGCTTCGACACAATGGACCGTGAAATACCGGACGAGTCGCCTCGATCCGACTTCGAGAACATAGGAGTTTTTTTATGCCTGGAATCCAGTATCCATTAGCTCACGTCCCGATGCTCGGAAAGGGATCGATCCTCTTCGATACGTTCGACGTGAACGGAAACCTCACCGGATATTTCCCGTTCGGGAACTGCACAAAGCTCGAGCTCTCCAGCAAGGACGAGCGCGCGAATCTTTTTCAGTCCCTCAACAAATCCGCTTCGCTGATCGCGAGCGGGCTCAAGAAGCGCACCGTCTCGGTCTCGATCGTGGGAACCGAGTTCAACCCGAACATGATGGCAATCGCCATGATGTCGAGCGGGCCGACGGTCCTTACGACCGCGGCCGCAACGATCACGGCCGAAGTCCTCGCTCCAGCCGGCACTCCGAAGGGCGGGAAATACTTCGCGCTCCTGAATCGGAACATCGATCCATCCGTGACTCCGCCGGTTCTCACGAACAATGCGAACACGCTCGTCGCCGGCGAGGATTACGTCCTGGTCGATCCGATCGAGGGGCTCATCTATTTCCCGACCAACACGACGGCCGACACAAGCCACTCTGTGACCTGCACGTACAAAACGATTGTCGGCTCTCAGAGTCAAGTCGCCGGCGCGGTCCTCCCTCAGATCTTGGGGCGACTCCGCTTCGTTCCGGATCCGACCGACGGGCAGAAGCTCGGGGTCGAGGCCTGGAGAGTAAATCTCTATCCGGCTGGACAGCTCGGACTCATCGCGGACGATTACGGGAACTGGACACTGGACGGCGAGGTCCTCGATGATACGTCGAACCACCCGCTCTCGCCCTATTACCTGCAAACGTTCTACTAAGAAACCAACGAGGGCGAACCCCGGGCGGATCTCGTCCTCGGAGGTTTTTTAGTTGTGACGATCACGGTCGCTCTTGCTCATGAGCTGCACAACGAGCTCCAGAAGGCTCTCAGTTATCTCGAGCTCGAAAGGCTCGAGGAAGCGAAGGAGATCATTCTCGGGATCGCGAAGCTCGTGAAAGGTCAAACGGTCACGTTAGTGAAATGCGAGGCGTGCGGATTCTTAAAGGCCGGCGCGACTCTCGAAACCGAAACGAGAAAACCATGAGGCTCGACGGAAGAGAATTTCTAGCGATCGATCACACCGTCACGGCAGCTCAAAACGACTACACGATCGGAAACCTCCGCGCGGCCGGCGCGCTCGAAGTCCTCGCCGGACTCGACCCCAAGAAGAGAGACGCCGACTCGATCTCGAAACCCGCGAACGATTACCTCACGCGAATTTTCCTCACCGGCCGGAAATCATTCATCCTCGCGGGACTGCTCACCGAGGTCGGGAAAACCTGGACGCGTGCCGAGGCGGATCGCAACGCCGCGAGGTTCGATCAGATCACCGACCTCGAGGAGATTCAGACGATGGCGTCGATCCTCTCGGAGCTCGTGATCACTTTTTTTCAACGCGCGGGGACATCCTCGCCGAGTTCCCCGAGATCTTCGAGTCCGACCGACGCGGTCCTCGCTACAAAGAGCGCGGAGCCCGCGACCTCGGCGAGTTCTCCTCGATAA